AAACAACAGGTGTTCCAGTAAATTTAGATAACATAAAAGTACCTAATCCTTCGCCCATAAACATAGATGTTTTATTGGCTGTTGATGGTGCATTTTGTGCTTCTAATTGTTTAAATGCTTCTTCTGCTGCCTTCTTTAAAGCAACTTGACCTGCTGCTCTATACAATGCAGCTTTTACATAATTATCCTTATTCTCAATAAATATTTTTTCTGCCTCTGCTATGTCCTTAGTTGTACCATAAACTTTTCCTAAAGATTGGTTATATTCATCTAAAACTGATTTTTTAGATTTTGTGCCATTATGAAATTGTTCAAAAGAATTATTTAAATTCTCCATTTGAACATAAGCAGAAGAAAATGCATCTTTAGCAGCAGTAAAAGATTTACCAAATTCTACAATGGCTTGTGAACCGCCAGTTGCTTTATTAATAAATTCTGCGATATCATCACCAAAAGAAACAATTAATGAAGATACTACTGCAATCCCTAAACCAATACCTGCTGGACCTGTTAGGGCTGCACCCATTGCTTTAAGTGCATTCCCAGTTCCTCCTGATTCTTTTTGTAATCTTTGAAATGATTCAAATAACGGGTTTAAGTTATTTGCTATACCCATAAAACCATAAGAGGCATCTTGTGCTACCCTTGATACGTTTCCTAAAGCGTTCACTGCCTTATCGGAAGCGACTGCACTTTTACCCATCTCTTGACGCATTCCTGCTATCTTTTGTTGAGTATTTTCTATACTCCTTGATAGTTCAGCAATTTTAGTTGTATCAGTAGTTTTCTTTATTTCAGATTGAAAACCTCTTAATTCATTCTCTGCTGCAATAATAGCGGATTGGAGTTGAGTTAAATCTGCTCCTATATTTATTTCTAATTTTGGATTACCACTATTTTCTGCCATCTTTTTTTATTTACTTCCGTACAATTTAAGTGTCCTTGCCAATTGTTCATCGGTAATCATTACTCTTTCCTCATCCACATCCGATACATCCAATTCTGGTATACTCCAAAACGACTTTATTGATTTTGGATTTTTCTCAGTAGTAGAACTTAAGTATACAATATAGGCAAGGTTTCTTGTCCTTGCCCATTCGTTTAACTCGTTTCTTTCCTTACCTAAAACGATAATGGAAAAGTCCTTCCAAGTCATATCCCAAAATTCATTTGGTCGTATTCCACACTCCGCAGCTTTAACTAAGATATCATCCCAGCTTAGCTTTGTTAGGCTTTTTTTTTTCTTCCTCTTTCTTTACACCTGTTATGGTGTGGACTGTACTTTCAACGATATATTTTATATAGTCAATAATTTGACCTTCTTCGCTAAAAATAGAACCCACTTCATCAATCCATTCACAAGCATCATCAATGGTGTATTCAATCTCTTGTTTATTAGTTACACAAGCAGATTTGTACCCAATGTAAACAAGTTGAACTATAATGTCTAAACTTGTTTGAGCCGTTGATAGAACTTTAAAGTACTCGTCAATACCGATATTGTTTTGTTTAGTAAACTCACGCATTGCCCAAGTACCCCACTTTAGGTGGATTGTGTTGTTGTTAGTTTTTAATTGGAACATAGTTTTTTATTTTATTTATACAGGTACTTCAGTTTGTGCAATAGGAGGAACGCTTACTACGAAAGTTGCAGTAAATTTAACATCATCCTTATCAGCAGCGTTAACATTAAAATTGCTAATAAATACTAAACTTGTAGCAGTACCACCATAAAAAATATCACCTGCTACTGGAGTTGCTCTACCCATTTTAATAGGGAACAAAGTTTGAGCAGCGTGAGCAGCATACAATTGTTGGTAGCTATCCTTAGAAGGAGTACCAGTTTCATCAATCGCAAAACCTTCACACTCGAAAGATTGATTAAAAGATTGATTTGGAGTGTACTCATCACCACATTTAGAAGTTGCATCAATTGTTCCTAAAGTTGATGTCAAAGAATTAGAAGTCAAACAAGCAACAGGCTTGTATGATCCGTTTTTGTCTATGTCAGCTAAGAGGATGTAATCTCTACCGCTTACTTTTGTTTCTGGCATTTTATTTAATTTTAAATTTGTGTTATAATAATGTTATATGTTATTAATACTCTAAAAACGTTATCTAAAGGATTTAAGCCATCTAAATTTGTTATACTTTCTACACTTAAACTTGATGCAGTAAACCCATTTGACAAGTTTATAACTGAATCCGAGTTTATATCTTCTAATATCAAATCGCTTATAGCTTCAGCACGTTTATAACCAAAGTTAGCATTTTTTGTAATAATATCAACTGTGATTGATATACTATTTGTATAACCAGCTTTGCCTTGTTCTTGGCTTGATGTTCTACCTGTCATTACAATATACTCATTACCTGCACCCTCTGGAGCAAAACCATCGTAAACGACTAATCCACTCGCACTTGTTAAGTTAGTATAAAACCACTTTTTTATTTCTATATTAGGATTTAACATTTTCAATTGCTTTTTTTATGTTATTTATCATCTTAGGCTTTTCTGCTTCAAACGAAGGTATTAAAAATGGTTGTGGTCGCATACCTTTTTTTAATATGCTAATTGCTATGGCATAAGCAATAGACTTATCCTTACCTCCACCAATACCCTTTCTTTTTACCCATAATGTCAAAGCCTGAACCATATCTTTAAATTTACCAGCTTTTTTCCCTTTAAAACCACTTGCCAATTCCTCAAATCCTTTTGGAATACTTACCTTACCACCTGTCCCAAATTCAACATAAGGAGCATAAGATGCACTTGACCCAATGGTAAAAACAAAACCTTTGTTTACTTTTTCCTCTTTTAAGTAAATACTATTTCTTAATTGACCTAAATTTACAGGTGCTAATCTCTTTGCGCCTGATTGAATATTTAAAGCAGATGCATTTATTTCATCTTTAACATCTTGTTGAATCTTAGCTTCTAAAGTATGAAGACTTTTAAGAACATCTGATAAATTACCTATATTGAAAGTAAATCCATCCATTACTTGTAAATTATTAACTCCAAGAACCTATTTTGATTCTCTACGTTCTTAATAGAATGTATTGTGTATCTATCGCCTTCAACCTCTACCTCGTATGAATCTAATATAGTAGCACCAAAACGAATATAAAGCCTATTTCTTTGGTCAAATTGCAATTCCGACTCTCCTACCTCACGAACTTGATTATCTGGTCTTAAATCACCCCAAACTGTGCTTTGTAGGGCAAACGTGGTAGTATACCCACCTTGACCATCGCTTGTCCTTGTTGGAGCATAGATTCCAACTTGACGAGTCATCGTGTTGGCATCAACGTAATTTGCTTTCGCTTTTCCTAACTTCATATTATAAAATTGGGCTTATTCTTGTCCATCTTTGACACGCTTTCCAAGACTTCTCACAAATACCAGAATCACCATCCAAGCCTCTATTCTCGTAATCGTAGCTAATTTGGTCTAATATGGCTAATTTAAGATCTTTAGGGATAGTTGTATATCCAGCCTCATAAGTAGCCTTTAAGTTGGCATATCTTGGAGAAACTAATTTAGGGAACTCATTACCTATCAATTGTAGGTTTGGTGTTGTAACCTCTATTCCGTTTTGCTCCATATCAAACAATTCAAACGTATCAATGTCAATTGGTCCGAATGGAATATCAAAATTACCACTCACATTGTTGAAATAAGTAGTTATGTCTTTTGGTATTAAACTCAATCCTGTTGCCACTTCAATAGCTTCTCTTGCTTGTGTAATCATTAACGTAATCAAAGTATCTTCAGCGTTTGTAGTAACACGGCAATACAATTTTGCTTCTGCTAAAGTAACTGGCTCTACTATTGGTGCGATAGGAACGGCACTAAAGTCATTAATATAATTAGAATAAGACATATCCTTTTTTTACAAAATTACTTAATTTATTCCAATAAAAAACCCCCACCGAATTGGTAGGGGTCATTATTTACTAATCCTTATAACTATACGTTACCAAAGTCTGCATAGATAGCAGAAGTAGATAACATCAAGTTTACATCTTCGTAACACTCAATACGAGCAGTTACTAAGTTCTTTTGGAAGTTTTCGCCATTTTCATAAGAGAACTCGATAGCTAAACCTTCAACTTCAACTCTTTCTAAGTAGCTTGAATCAAAGATCAATACTTTGTCATCAGTTACCCAAGATGCAGATACAATTGGAGTACCCCAGATTGTCATTCCACCATTTGGAGAAACAACAACTGAACCATTGCCAGGGAAATATCCAGCAGCGATAGTTGCTTTCAATAAACGAGCCATTTGTTTGTCGCTTACTAATGCATAAGAAGATACGAAGTTTGCAGTCTTTTGGTTACCGATGTAATCAATTAACGCTAACAAATCGTTAGTTTCAGCAGTTGTAGTTGAACCAGTTGCAGCAGCAGATACAGTAGAGAAGAAAGAAGCGTTCTCAGCCTTGAAGAAATCTCTTTGTAACATTCTTGGTAAAGTTTGAGTCATAAAAGGTAATGACTTCAACATTTGCTTAGAGAAAGTAGAGAAACCAGCTAAGTAATCGTTTACAACTTTAACTTCTGTTAAGCTATAATCGTTTTCACCTTTGTTAGAACCTTCTGTTTGTGCAGAGATGTTGTTAGTCAAACCGCTATTCTCACGATAGTAAACATACAATCCGCTTTCGCTTCTAACTGTAGGGATTAAATCTCTAAAGTTTAAAGATTGAGCTGGTTGAATAGCTGGATTTGGAGCATAAGATGCTTGAGCATCACCAGTTAAGTTACCACTTAAAGTCATAGTCTTAACATCAGATAAATCCAAACGGAACTTACCATTTGTCTTTAAAGACTTTTCCATTGCGTCAAAGTTACCATCTAATTTCTCTAAGATAACTTCATCCATAAATTTAACTTCTTTCTTAG